TAAAATTCCAAGATGATTTTAATGTCTTCCTTTTGTCTGGAGTTCCTAGTAATCAATGGACGATTATCTAAGTAAATTACATCCCCTGATCCTTTATTTATCTCAGGAGAAGCAAGACCATTTGTGAAATTAACACCCAATGATACTACTTTATTACCAGTGGGATTGGTGCTAATACCAGTAAAACTTTGATCTACTGAAGCATTGAATCCACTAGATGGTGCTAAGATTGGTTCTGCAGAAGATTCAAATGGTAAAACTTTTGCATTGGTTGTAACTCCTACATAATCAGTTTGATCACCAGTGGTCTGATTAAAATATAAAGACCTATCCTGATAATACTTAATTACATTAGTATCAGTATCATATGAAACTATGTATCCAAGTGCTGTACCACCTGTTACAGTTTGCTCAATTTTTTCACCTATTACAGGTGTTCCACTTGGTGAAACAATTTTTACAGCATTTACTGATGAAAAATCATTTGCAGTATATGTTGCGGTAGATCCAATAGACGTTGGATTTTTTACTATACTTATTTGAGCAAATTTAGTATCTGTAGGGAAATCTTTTGTTGAATCATCAAATCTAGCATAAACTAATAATTTGTCAGTTCCTAGTTCTTTATATAAATCAAATCCATGACCTCTAGACGGAGGAATAATTGGTATTAATTTTGCTTTATTACCAATAGACACTCCAGAATTTCCTAAAGGACCTAAATCAACCATACCATAAGTATATCCCTGTCCACCAGAAGAAACTACTGTTTTTATTATTTTTCCATTACTATCTGTGTCAATGACAACTTTTGCACCTGTTCCATCACCAATAATATCAACTTCCGTACCAACTATATTTTGAGAATATCCAAATCCCTGATTATCAATATAAACTTTTTTTATTTGATTGTTGTTTATTGTTGAATCACCATTTTCCCTAACTGATTGAATTTGAGTTTCAGTAGTTGTTGGCCAATCACCAGGAACTGAAATATATTCTGTTGAATCAAATTTAATTATATCACTAGGAGGAACAGTAAAGAGATACTTCCAGACGTAACCATCCCCACTTTCACCTGCTCTTGATGGTTCTAAATCAGTAAATAATGGTTCATCCTGTGATGCATTTCCGTTTACATTTACTCCAGAAGATCCATTATCAATACAAATATATACGTCAAAATTCTTATTCATTACATAATAGTTTGCATTATATAATCTTGTTGAATTTGTTACAGGTGATGGTGTTTCTACACTGTAATCATGACGATACATTTCATATCTTGTTCCTTGTGTCCAATTTCTCCTTGTTATTAATCTTCTAACATTAGCACCAGTAACCTTTTTACCAAAGATTTGTGTATCACCTGTATGATTAGTATAGTTAATATTATCAACAGGACTTGGTGTATCAGTATTCCAAGCAGTAGTTCTACCAAAACCAACAGAAAGTGCTGGATTGGCAAGACCTAACACAACATAATATGAATTTGTAGAGTTATTTACTGTCTCTACAAAATTACTTGCATTTAGAATTCTAAATTGATCTGTTACAATTGCAGCCATATCATTAGCTTTTTTCTATATTTATACTACCCAAGATCCTTTCTTAATGAACCGTTATCCCTAAGACCGAAATCTCTTCTCTGGATAGATGGGTAAGTCGTTAATCCAGAGTCTATTGTTAGACCAGTTACTCCAATTGATATTGGATTTGATCCTCTGCTAAATCCAGAGAGTCTACCCCAAGAGAAACCACCAGTTCCAAATCCAACAGTAGCACCGTTAATACCTGTTGTATTTACACCAGTATGTATATTACAAGTAATAATACCCACACCTGAATTATATTCATTTATGAAGTAAATATTATCGAGACAAGTTGTTCCTGTAGCAACTACAGTATTGTTATCACTAACAACAGAAGTTACTCCATGTCCAACTTTTGTACCAAATATCATAATTGGATATCCAACTTTTAACTGACCTGCAGTTGAATTTGGATTATTTACAAAATCAGGTTCAAGTGTAAATTTAAGTGCTAGAGGATGACCACCAATTCCATCAGTGACTCCTATTCCTGAAACAATACCATCATATCCTTCAACAGTTGATATGTTATCAATATCTTCTTTAATTGCTCTTGGAAGTTGAACAATAACTTGAGGAACTGCTGTTGATGTGTAACCAAATCCCGCATTTGTAATTGTAGTGCCTGTTATGACCCCATTTGTTATGGTAGCTGTTGCAGTTGCAGTTGTTCCAACACCAACACCGATTGAATGGGGAGCAGATATTGATATTGAAGTTGTTGCTCCAACATAACCACTTCCACCGTTTGTGATAGTGAGTGCAACTGTTCCACCCACTGAAACTGTTGCGGTTATTGCAGCTGGTGTAGGATCTGTTGCATCTACAATCAATCCACCAACACTACTTACAACTAAAGAGGAAAAATCTTCTTCATAGTTAAAGAATCTAGCATTATCTACAAATAATTCATTATCAGTTGTGGATAGATCGTCTATTACTTTTGAAGTAGGATAAACTTGAGATTCAATTGAGTCTCTTGTTTTGAAAACAATTTCACCATTTATCTTTTTATCAATTTTTTGTTTTGACCAACTTAAAGGTTTAAAGTTTCTTTCATCCACTCCTAACTCTGTATATAAATTGGTTTCAATTTCATCAGATGATCTTATATCATAAACAACTCTTTTTTCTTGAGATGTTGTGATACCAGAGGTATCTTTGAATACTTGAACAACATCACCTTTTTTGATTGTTGGTGAAACAGAAGATCCAGCAGCAACCTGAACTGAATCAACACCATTTGTCCCTTTATAGAAGAAAATATCAATAATATCATCAGAATCAGGTGCCACAGCAAATTCAAATGAAGTACCACCTTCAAATGTATAAGATTCACCTGGATCTTGTACCACACCATTAACAAATATCAATAATAGTGCATCCAAGTCAATCAAAGATGAATCTGGATTATCTTCATTAACTTCAAAACTTAAGAGACTTGCATTGTATATTAATGGGAATCTCTTTCTTTGACCATCTTGTAATTCTTTTATTGAATCTATGAAATCAAAGTCACCAAAATTCCAAGATGAATATTGATCTCGAAATACCTCTGTTACGGTTAATTCAAAATCATTTATTAGTTGAGATGTATTTAAGAATCTATCTGTTACCAAACCTACTGGTTTAAAGACATCACCAACTTTAAAATTAAAACCATTATTATCTAATACAAAATTAGTAACTTCAAAAGAAGTTGATCCTAAACCAACTGTTGTATTTGCTGCACCAACCTCGATTGTTAATGTTGCTCCTGTACCTGTATCAGTTGTTGAACCTATACCTCTTCTCGATACTCCAGTAATTGGAAGATTTTGATAAGAAGGTGCAGAAACTTGAATTTGTGGTTCAGTATAACCAGTACCTGCATTATTAATAGTAAATTTAAGAGCACCACCTGTGCCTGTATTTGTAATACCTACGTTGACTGTAAATGTGTTTGTTGTTTTTGAGGTAATTGCTAAAGTTTTGCCATGTGCAGGATCTCCTCCACCTGAACTTGGTGTTGGACCAGAACGGGGATAGGAATGATCGGTTGAGAAATTATCTTGAGCACATCTGAATACAAATCCATTTGTAGCAAGACCAACAGTATCACTTGTTGTTAAACCATGAGATGCCTTTGTAATTACTAGATCACCTGTTGCTGGATCATATGTGGCATTTGTAGGAGTGAGAGAAAGACCTCCAGTGACTGAAACAGCATTTGCTACTGCACTTACGAAAACGTGTGTATTAGAGACAACCTCTGCTGAAATGTCTGCACTTGCTCCATTTCCAGATAAATCTGTGACAGCAACAGAAACTGGATTTCGGTATCCAGATCCAAAAGTCAAATCTGATAAGTATTCAGTTGCAGTACCACCACTTGAATATGAGTGAGTAACAGTGCTAGTTCCAACATTTGTTGTAAATGTTGTCGCTGATAATATTCCAGTTACACTAAATGATGTAGTAGTGGGTATGCTTAGAGTAGGACTAAATGTTAAACCACTTAATCTAACAAATTCATTTATATTTCTAAATCCATGATTTCCAGAAGTTGTTATTTGAAGTTCACCAGTAGTATTATTAAAGGATGCATCACTGACTGTAAATGAATTACCCGTAGTTGCAAGACCGACAATTCCAACTATTGCTCCACTTCCATTTGTTGTTGCTTTGACTTTAGCAGGTGCTAAGTTTGCAACACCTAATCCACCTGTTGAACCTACTGAAACAATAACCCCACCTCTTGGTAATTGGTTTTGGTTAACATCATTATCACTAATAATTAAAGATCCATTAGATGATGTAATACCTGTAAATGATACTTGACTAACACCACCATTTTCTAAAAATTCATAATTATTGCCAAGATTATTAAATGTTGTTGGAGTTTGGAATATACCGTTCAATAAAAGAATACTACTTCCTGTTTGAATTCCAGTGGTATTTGCTCCACCCACCGATAAATCAAATGTTTGTCCAATACCAGTGAAACTATCGGAAATATCATCAAATATAGTATTTGTGGCATAACTTTGTCTAAGATATACTCTACCATTAAATGTTGATCTTTCGGGATCAAGATTTGCTTCTGTTTTTATAGTATTATTTGTTCCTCTGGGTGGTTCTGTGAAATGAACTGTACTGTCCACAATATTGTATACACCAGAGAATAATCTTGCAGTATCACCAGAACTATGGTTTGTGGAGGCAGATCCTATTGCACCCCTTTCAACCTCAAACAATTTAACAGATCCAGTTTCAGTTATAGGACCAACACTTGTTGTTCCTAGACCAACATTTGTAACCTGCATAAATTCATTATTTACTTTAATCACATCGTCTGAAGTGATTGATGAAATACCAGTTACACTGAATATCGTTGCACTATTTGTTATGTTGTATTCTAACTCAGTTGTGATTGGTGTAAATGCCATAGGAGACTGAATGACACCATCAATTGACATTAATGCCTTTTCATTTTTCTTAAACATCTCAAATTCATGAGCATTTCCTACTCCAGCACCAGTGATTGTTAGTGATCTTCCTGCAAGAGCATCTGGGTGTGTTTTTGCAACTTTTAATTTATCTTTATTAATTCTAATAGCATAAAGTTCTGATGGTAATAATCCACCCGAAGTGGTGATACCTGATAAAGATATTCCTAAGAATGTAGATCCTGGTGCATATACTAATCTTTCACCTGTTTCAAAGAAATGATCAACAATGGTAAAGGTGTCAGTTGCTATATCTAAAACAGAAGTATCTGATGGATTAAATTGTTTTTGGAATATTGGTTTTGAATCACTTTGTAAAAGAAAACTAGATTTGTTTGATCTTAATCCATTCTTTGCATCATATTGTGCAAGGGATAATGATTCTGTTACAGTTCCATATTGTAGATCAGGTGGAGCATTTAATGCATCATTAATGGTGTAGAATGCTTCTGTGAATGTTTGAATTTGAACACTGTTGGTTCCACCACTATACAATGGATCTGGGTGGAAATTTAAACATAAATCATCACCAACAAGTGTTGATGAGAATGTTCCAATACCAGATGTGCTTCCTATTGATAAGAATGGATATTGAGTTATATGACTATCATTTGAATTATGTGCAACTAAAACTTGGTGAAGAGAACTTGTAGAACCACTTGAAACTCTTACAATTCCTTTCAGAGTTGAAATTTGACCCTCTAAGAATGTTGCTATGGTTGATGCTGATGAAACATTAGAGAAATTTGATTCAAATTTAGTTGTTCTTTCAGTGCCTTCCAATTGACCAGGTAATGCAAATCTATATGTTCCAATTCCAGACGCAGTTGTTCCTATTCCTATAACTCTAGATCTTACTAATACATCATTAGATTGATCATTTTCAAAATTCAAAGATAATACACCAGAGTTTATCTCAGATATAAATGTCCCTATAAAGTTTGAAGTTACATCATCTTCTGTATCAGCATAAAATTCAGATATAAAAGAATTTGTTCCATCATGAGTTAAATATAAATCTACAAAATTTGTTTGATCTGTAAAAGTATTATTTACTTCAACAGATGCAAATATTGCTTCTGTATTATTTACATTGGTAGAAAAAATATTAGATGTTGTTGCAACAGAAACTGTTGTATTAATACCCGATAAATTCACAAATCCTATGGATTGAGTTCCAATACCAGTGAGATTTGTGTTAAATGAAGTTTTTAAAATTTTAATATCATAATCATTATTATTAGGATCATCTGGTGTAAATTTCAAACTTACATTTCCTGCAATATCAATTTCACCTTTTAACTCACCCAATTCAGATGGTGATGTATGTATTTTTGCTCTTTCTGCTGTAAATACATCTGTATCATCTTTATATAAAATTAAATCAGTTAATTGTGTATCATTATTATTTGGGTTTCTTAATTGAATTAAAAATGTAGCATATCTTGTATTAATTGCTAAATCTAAAAATTCATTCAAACTACTTGCAGTATTTGTAAATAAAACACTTATATCATCTATTTCAAGAACTCTATTAGTTCTACACTCAATGTAAGGTGATAATTTTGTATTTTTTAATTTTAAGAATTTAGATTTACCATCTACAGTATCAACATCTAAAGTAAAATCAAAATTATTAATTGTGTCAACTCTTTTCTGATCAATAAAGTCAAGTGCAAGAACGTCCGTAAAACTTGATGTTGTTACACCAGCATTTGTTGAAGATGTGATACCAACATCAGCAAAATTTTTAAGACCTGAAGTGTGAAGTAGTCGATTAACAGGATTTACTAATTCATCAAATGTAATTCCACTCTTTACACTATATGATAAATTTTGATAGTAATTATTATCTGGTGTAACTTGATAATCTTGATTTAATTTTCCAATATCGTCATTCCAACCTTGATCCTGTTTAAGTGAATAATTTATTTCAAAAACACCAGTATTAGAGGATATTGAATTTATTGTAGCAACATTACCAGTAACAACACCTCTTATAAGTTGTCCTGAAGTTAAATCAAATGCACCAGGTGATAATTCTTCAATTTTTATAAGATCATTAGACGATTCAGTAACTCTTAAATCAACAGCAACATATGAGGTTCCAACAAATGCTAATAATTTTTCACCTACACTAAATCTAGAAACTTTTTGAGTAACTTTGAATATTGGGTAATCATTTTTACTTATTAAATTACCAAAAGAATTTTGATTTGTTTTAGCAACTCCAGCATTTGTTGTAACTGAAGATAAATCGAATTCAATCGTGGCAGGATTATTGTTAGTAACTTTAGTAATTTTAAAGAACTTAAATCCGTTATCTGGTGAGTTAAAACCAGTTCCCTCTGGATCGTTGGGATATGTCTCTTTTTGTAAACCCTCAACAAATATTTCTTCATTAACTGAGAATGGAGCAGTTGAAAATCCTAAAATAGGAGTAACCAAAGTACAAGTTACGATTCCAGATGTTGAATTGTAACTTAATTTATTTACAGTTAATCCATTACTATTATTAAGTGCAAATATATCGTGTGTTACAGACTCTAATCCTTTAGGTTCTACGATTACTTTTACATCTTGTAATGAACTACCATTTAGTCTTCCAGCAATTATTGCACCAGAAGTGTCCTGCAAACCAGTAAGTGGATTAACAATCACTAAATCAGGTATTGTTGTGTAATTTTTACCACCATCTAGAACTTCAATATCACTAATTGTATTTGAATTAATAATAGAAATTACAGGAGAAACAAATGCCTCTGGTTTTAATGTTGGATCTGAAGAGTATTCAAAACCTGGATTTAATATTCTAACATCATCAAGTCTATTGATAGTTTTTGAATTTGGTAATAAAGTGGCATTTGTTCCACCAGTAGATGCCACACTCACAAATGTTGGTAGATCATCATACCCCACACCACCAAAGTCTATATTCACATCATTAATTGCACCCCTTGCTCTTTCTGATTTTGTAGAGTACTTCAATACACTTGTTTCAGTTGAAGCATAAGACAATTTCTCAGGTACTTCAGGAATAGAAATACTAAAACTTGTATATGATGCACCTACAATATTAGGAACATCAAAAATTGAATATTCTCCACTATACTTACTATCTAAGTAATGAATCTTATTGTAGTTGAATACATCTGTATCAGAAGTGCTTATAAAACCAGATTTTTTAATATTATAGTATAGATTTGATGGATTATTTTCATTAAAATTAAGATTAACTGTTGCAGTCGTGTTAATACCAACCGTACCAACTCCAATCACTTGGAAATTAGAAGTATTACCAACTGATACAAATTCATTCCTAAATTCTTTATCATGATATATTTTTAATTCGTAACCAAATAAAGAGGAATCTTCAACATTAAAAACTAAATTATTATTTTTATAAACAGGAATCGGTGGATTAATTAGTGAAAATTCGTGATTATTTCCCGTGGTACTAATTTGAATTATATTAGCAGGATTTGATGTAACATCTAAATATGTTTCTCCTAGTTTAAAATTATTATCATCAACTTTATAAACATAATAAGACTCTTTACTTGTAAGACCTTGTGATGTTGAAGTAGAGATATATTGAACTTTACTACCAGTTACTAAATTATGTGATGTAAAATTAAAATTATTTGTGGAGGTGGTCACACCACTAGATGGCACAGTTATTGGGTTTACTAATAAATTATGAGTTGAACTATCAAATTTTAAATTAATAAATGTTGATGCACCGATCCCTACTGAATCATTTGGTATTAAATCAAGATTTATTATATCTCCATCAATTAAATTATGAGCAGTTGATACGGATACAGTGGTTTTTATTCTTTCTAATTTTCCTGTAACTTGAGTGTGGTTAGCTTCAAGTTTATATTCAAAACTACTTGATCCAACTTTTGTATCAAGTCCAAAAGCAAGTCCAACTGATGATGTAGTTAGACCCACTTGTGTTACTATGCCAACATAGTCTTTTGATTTTTTAATAATAAATACGTCTTCACTATTACCAGTCTTAGGGATCGTAAATGTTGTTGCTCCCTCATCTCTAGTTACTGTTAATGCATATCCTGCACTTGGTTTAGTTAGAGTAACTCTTTGATTTGTTTCAAATGGATGATTAGGTAAGAAAATACTATGAGGTGGTGTTGATACAACTTTAGTCACATCCCCTAGAGTGGAAAGTGAAGTTGATCCTATACCAACAATAGTACCAACACCGATTGATTCATGTGGATTAAAATGAACAACATCACTTATTTTTGAATTAAAGTAATCAGTATTGAGAGGAATATTAAAGAAACTAGGAATTAAATTAACTTTAGTGGATACTGTATGAACTCCTGATGTTACACCTCTTTGAACTCTTAATATGTTATTTGAAGGAAATGTATTTAAGACAAGTAATTTTTCCGTTCCTATACCAATACTACTACCGACAGAAACACCAGTTGGTATATTAGCTACGTATATGTCGGTTACTATTCCAGTTGTTGTTGAATTTGGTACTTCTTGATAAAGAACTGTGCTTGAAGTTTGTACACCTATGACGTGAGAACCCAGTAAACCTTTTATACCAGTTGTTGATAGTCCCGAAATAGAAACATTATCTCCATCATTCAATGTAGGAGATGTTGAGATATAAGCAGAAACTGAATTTTGACTATTCCACCTAAAAACTACATCCTGAAATCTATCAACAGTTGTTTCTATTGATGTTATTTCCTTTCCAGATATACTATTGACAGAAACACTTATTCCACCTCCACCAGTATCACTATTATCAAATACTGCAACATCACCAACTTCATAATTATCACCAGCATTGATTATCTCTATTGAATCAATTGAACCAGAAGTTGTGCTTTCAACAATTGTTGATTGTGTAGTAATTTCATTTGACTCAATAATAAAATCATTATCAGCATATTGATCAGATACTTTATATGGATATGTATTTCTTACTAAATCATTGTTACTAAAATCGAATGTATTTTGATTTACATTAAAGTTCTCAGTTACTGGATTAGACCTAAAAGTATTTCCAATAAAGTATGGAAATCTAGGAACAAGAGAATTTGTTGTTATACCTGCAAAATATGCATATGTCCCTTCAGGATATTCTGGAGTTTTACAATATCTTCCATTATGCCTATCTAAATCACCTGAATTATTAAATTTATAATCTTCTATAAAAAATCCGTTAGTAAATCCACTAGGTCTATTAACTACATTTGATGCATCAAGAATATAACCACTATCTAAAATTTTAACTGTAGAATTTAAATCTGATGGATCACTAAAACCATATGGACCATAAATCGGATTTCCATCATATGCCCAACCAATAATTGGAGAATGACCATTTCCAGTATCTCCAAAACTATCATTTCCAATTTGCGTAGAATAACCTACAATTGAATATTCTAATTTATTATTTGTTTCTACTAATGCTTCATTTCCATATCTTATGAAAGAGTTAACTGTTAATCCTCTAGTTCTAGCATCTAGTTTTGCACCTTTACCTGGTGGAATAACTTTAATATCAATTTTATCT